TTCAAGGCTGCTTCATGAGGGTCTACACCTTCATTGAGCAACCATAGTTCTAATGACCTGTCAATTATACCACCATGGTCAAGATTGAAAATGAGAGTGGAGTCATCTCCAGTTCCAACTTCTTCATCCTGCACCACCTTAAAATCATTTTGCAGGTAGTTATCAGCAACCTCTTTAGCTATGTCAATTAAATCCTGTATGAGAGTGTCATCAGCTGACTCATCTACCTTGAGCCAGTTCTTTACGTAGGCTACCGTAAGTGTAAGCCCATTCTGTACAGCATTGTATCTCATATCCTTCCCTCCTTTAACCACCTCCGGTCGCAGACCGTACATCTATAAAAAATAGGATGTCCTTCATCTACTTTATGACTCTTGCACTTGTAACAGACAATCTCCATCTTGTTACTTGAGGGTGAGGGGAGAGAATTTTCTCTCCCCTGCACCTTCATAGGAGGAAACGTATGTTCCACCTTTACACCTTTATGAAGTTATATCAGCATCCAGGAATACAAACGGAGAAGCAGTGCTACTGCCATCCTCTAAGGTAAGAGGAGTAGTAATAGAAGGCTTTCCATCTACATTCCACGTTATCTTCACGAGAGTCTTGTTCTTCTTGAACTCGACGTGCTCAGAAGATGCCACAATTATACCAGAGCCATCCTTTATGTAGTAATAACTCAGGTCGAGCAGTCCGATGTCGCCATCAGAACCGAGAGCTGCACTTCTCTGATTTATAACTACTGGTACTCCGAGCAGAGTTCCGGGATTCCCACCGATAGCATCTTTGTTAGGACGCCATATAAGATTGCCACCAGAATCTGCCATCGTCATAAGCTGAGGCAGTACTGTCTGATTGGCAAGAAATATATAACTCCCACCAAATACTATCCGAGCATACATATTGACTATATCAGTGTAGCTGACCTGATTTGAGGCTACCCTCGTAACGTTTATAGTCGATGCATGACCGAGAACACCCAGAGGCTGTCCAGAGCCTGAACCATTGTAGAAGGCTTGGTCTTCAGCTGCAAGAACTGCTTTTCTCAACAGGCTGTTAATCAGAGCAGAGGCTGCAGCAGAGTTTCTGAGCAGCTTGTCTGTAACAGTCATGAAAGCAGCAACCTCTTGAGGCTGAAGTTCAATCTCTCTTACCGTGTAATCTGTTTCAGGCTTTGATTCGCCTTCACTTATCCACGATACCTGCACACCGGAATAAACGCCCTTTGCACCTGACTGGTCAAGAGCAGGGAATTTAATAAGGGCATCAGGAGGACTACCTGCAGGCACTACGGTAGCACGAGGTCTGAAGATTCCAGCCTGAGCTTCGAACATCTTCAGCATAGCTCCGTAGAGGTCAGGTATGAGATACCCACCTTCTGCATCCGTACCGAATGACAGCTCTTTTCTGTTCAGCCTGAAGTTCAGAGCTGGAGGCACAGCAAAGCCCTGTGCAGCTCCTTCCGATTTCATTTCCTGTTCTGCCATCCAGTCGTTCACCTTTGCAAGCCTATCATCATGCGGATTGGCTTTTCTGTTCTTGAGAGCTGCATGAATAAACTCTCCGAGAGATTTGAATCCAAAATCCTCCAGCTTGCTTTTCTTCTCAGCATTGGGAAGTCTACCCAGCTCAATGAGTTTCTGCTCATGAGCCTGTATCTTTTCCTGAAGCTCTTTAACCAGAGTATCATGCTGAGATTTTAGCTCCTTCATTTCCGTAGACAGTGTCTCACTGAGCTGACCATGTTCGACAAGTTCCTTCTGCTGCTTCTCGAACTTCTCCTTCATCTGCTCAATAAGTTCAGCTATCTGTTTCTTCAATTCATCCATTCTTTACACCTACCTTATTGCTTCAAACTTACACCAAATTCTTTCAGCTCTTTCAGGAGTTCGGTCTTCTCCAGAGAGGCACTGAAGTCCTTCAGCATATCCGACACCTCGATGAGTGACTTCTCTTCGTCAGTCGGCTCATCGTCATCCTTATGCGACTGCCCGTCAGCTCCTTGAGTAGATTTCTCTGGCTCAGTTGCTGCAAGCAGTGCTTGTAATGCACTTATTGCATCCTGAATAATTTTCCTATTCTTGCCTGAGAGTACTCTGCCTTCCTTAATGAGATAATCATTAAGCTCGAACAGAAGTGCCTCAATTGAACTGTCTGACTTAGCTCCGACAATAACTGCAAGCTCATTCATACCCCATGTGACTGGGGAGAATTCCCAGAGCTTCACTTCGGTCAGATGCCTCGTCTTAGTTTCTTCGTCAATGCGATATTTCTTGGCATCGTAACCGATGGATAGCTCGTTGATGACATCATCCTTCATAAGAATGAGAGCATCTTTGCCCTGACGGGTCTCAGATACTTTGGCATGGACATAAAGCCCATGGTCATCTTCTTTGAGTGTAATAGGCTTACCTATCGGAGTTCTGTAATCGTGTTGCCATAGAACTTTCATCCTGTCAATGAATTCTTTGATGGTCTTTTTGAATGCACCTTTCTCAACCACGTCACCACCGGAATCTCTGTTGCCAAAGGTCGAGGCATAGCCCTCGAACTCATTCACTTCAAGATTTACTTTGAACTCAGTTAAAAAGCTCTTGTACTCTTTCCTATTCTTCTTGAACATATTCAATATACCTCCCTGCTTAGATTTTCCACTTGCTGCTTCAAACAGTATAACTTTTATATTGTTATCCTTCAACCATTTCTTTGCCTCATCCACTGTCCAGTTATCTTTATTGAATCTCAATGACTGTGGAATCGGATTGTCAGAAGGCTCATCTGCACCCTTGAGCTTTCCCCATATTATACCTATTGTACTGGGTACTTTCTTGCTCCCGAATATTGTTCCACCCCTTGTCCTTCTGAAAGTCGTGGGATTAAAGTCTCTCGGATTTCTCAGCCTCGCTGCATGCTCGTTAGGAAATGGCTTATACTCTTCGTACATCATTAACTCCTTATTATCTCTGAACCCTCTACACACCTGCAATTTATTATTTCTTCAGGGTCTCCACTGGGGTCAAGAGGGTACGCCAGTCCATTGTCAAAATCTTGGTCAAGTGGAATAGCCTTACCTCCATTGACGTTCTGATGAGTATCTCTCACGTCGTCATCACCCGAGTCAATCCAGACCTTGCCCATCTTAATACCAAACTCTTCTTCTGCTACCTCACTGGCAGTATGATTGCCAAATCCAGCTGCAGTGCCTGTCTCAGTCCGTGATATTCTCATTGCCCTGCTTGCAGTGATTTCATCTGCTTCGCCCTTAGCCCACAGACCATACCTGCCTTTAATCTGACGTGCAATTTCCGCATTGGTAAGGTCTTTTTCAATGCCCTTCTTTATGACAGTGCCCACCACCTCCTTGGTATAGGCTGTAACGTCTTTTATCCGTGTTGCTACAGTTGCAGCAATAAATTTATTCGTCTGACGCCTAGTTCTAGCATCAAAGTCCACTTTACGAGTTTTCAGTGAGTCCTCAATTTCATCCAGCCTATTCTGTCCGAAATAGTCAATGACTGCCTTGTAAATAGCCTTTAGCATAGCTTCCCAGTTCTTTACGTCTTTGTCTATTGCACTAAAAGCAGCCTTCTGACCACCTCTCGCAAAGGCTCTGGAAACCTTATTGCCTTCATCACTAAATCTCTTGGACATGATACTTACAATTCTGTTCTCCCACCTGACCCTATCTCCATCAACCTTCTTCCACAACATAGTCTTACTCTCATCGGACATCTTCTTCTCTGGATTGACTGGCAGTCCAGCCTGAGCAGGTGGTGCAGCAGGGGCTTTCGGTACTAGAGGCTCATCGCCTCCAGGAATCTCTTCCGGAAAGCCCAGTTCCAACCTCTGATTAATCATGTTTAGAGGTACACCTATCTTGGAGAAGATAAGGGCTGTCTTTGACTTCTCAAATATAAGCTCCTTGAGGGCTGATACATTGCTGAGGTCATATATGATTCTGAGTCTAGGCTCAACTCCAGGACGGATACTATCTGCATCCCAGAACTTTACAAGGTCTAGATTCAGGGCTGACTTCAGGTCATCCAGATAAGGTATTACAGTGTCTTCCCATAGGCTGAGCCTAGCCTCTTTCTTGTTCGCCCTGCCTGCAAAATCAGGTGCACCAGTTACAAGAGGGTCTACACCGAATACAGCATGAATTTCATACATACCGAATTTCCTGCCCTCGAGAAAATCCAAGTCAGCCTGTGACAGTGACATCTGCTCCCACTTAGCCCCTGCACCCAGTACCCATGGATTTCTCCCCTTACCCTCATGTTGCTCTGCTACCTGCGACCGAGCTTCTAAGAACTGGTCTCTCGTCAGTGGATGCTCGAAGCTGAATACACCATCCGGAATAGCCCTGTTCTGTAAGCTCAGTTTATTCCAGTTGACTGCCTCCACATCCGTGTCCACTGCTTTTGCTGCAGACTGTAACGGAGCTAAGCCCCAGAATTGATTCGCAGGGTCTGTAAACATAAAATGTAATATCTCATCTGCAGGTATTTTAATCGGAGCAGAACCAGTAGTAACCTTATACTCATAAAACTCGATATAATTCTGCTTCGACGGAATTGGAGTTATCCTATCTGGATTCAATGCCCATATCTCAACAGGCACTCCACCCATCATTTCATATTTCCACAGTGAATTGCCACCTAGATTTAGATGCTGTGTAGACCTCTCGAACAAATCCTGCCCTGACATAAATTGATTCGGCTTTCTCAGTAGTATTTCAATTGGATGACCTTTCACCCTTTCCCAGTCATCTTCGCCTTTCCTTTCTTCTACGTACCATGGAACAGAGGCTGCAGTCCGTGCAAGTATATTGATACACCTGTAAACCCATACACTGACCTTCAGCCCATCTTTTATCGCCCTGTCAGTACTCCAGCTCTTCCAGATAGGCTGACCATATAACCAGTCAGGCACGAATGGTAACTGACGTCTCAATTGAGCCTGCTTAATGAACTCACTACCCAGAAACAGCTTCGCAAAAAACTCTTGTATTTTATTCATTGACTATGCTCTCCCTATCATAAATTCCGGCTCTGCATCAAGCATAAGCTCGGTGAGTGCCCAGACAAGTGCATCCATACGGTCAGGGCTATCCTGCTCTCTGTCGGCAAGATTGGGATTCCACTCGCACATCTGGTCTTCCAGTTGTGTGAAGCAGCCCACGTGGTGAACTCTGCCCTGCTCATATAAAGCAGAGATGGGCTCAGCCCTCTTAGTCTTGCCTCTCGTAGCCCTCACAATAGAATAGGATATATTCTTGTCTATTGACCTTATTACATATTCAATCATGTCTCCACCATTGTTTATCTCGCCCACCATTCTGTCAGCTTTCCATTTGGTGTAAGATGATACTGCTTGTTTCCCCCATTCGTCTGGCTTCCCTTTAATCGTATCGTCGGAGATAATATATCCTTCGTCATCAATGCCTAGCCCTGCAGCAATTATTCCAGTCTCAGCTGACGTGGGTAAATCTCTTGCCTGAGGGTCAACAGCAACTACAATTCTTTTCAGCTCTGGATGTTTGCTCACCCTGTGCTTATCAAGTAAGCCCCTATCCCACAGTGCTTCCGGATTGTCATCCAGTATCTGCCCTGCCAGTTCTTGTCTGCCCAGCCTCGTGCCTCCGTACTTGCTGTAAATTCTTTTCATGAACATAGCTGATAGATTAGCTTTGTTTTCAATTGTATTGCCCACTGTAACTACTGTCTGAGGGTCAGCTGCCAATTCTTTTATAGTTTTGATAGGACGTGGTGTGGTCGTAACAATAGCCTTCGGATTATTGCCTAGCCTGAGACCGAATTCAAGCATATCCCACGTGTCCTGTGGATACCGATACTTTGCAAGCTCGTCAACCCATGCACAGTCATGCTGTGCACCTCTCAACTGGTCAGGCTCATCCCCTGAGTAAGCTATTGCCACTGCCTTCTCTTTTCCTGCTTTGGTGTACCATGTAAGCCTTCGTT